GAGATAGCTCATCCCCAAGCCAAACATCGAGATGATTTTACGCTCAATCTCGTCGCTCATGTGGGTCTGGTGCTTCTTCACCAGTTGCGGCTCGAACGATCACCACCCGTGCGGGCATCGTCGCTGAGGTAGCCAATGGCTGGCATATCGGTCATTCAGGTACTCCTTGAATATTGGCGTCAACCAAACCGGCAACGGCGACGCCGGCAGCATTGAAACATTTGATCAACGGCCCTTCGGTCGCCGACTTGTCCATTGTCCGCACCGTCAGCGCCGTGCCGCCGTCGTCCTGCAGCGTCAGCTGCACATTGGCGATCGTGCGATACGACTTGGCGATCGGCAGGCGCGTCCCAGCGCTCGCGATAACTACATCCTCGAAATTCTCGTTCTGGTCGGGCACGTCACATTTGAAAACAAAGCCGGCGATCTCACCACGCTGTCGATCGGCGGCCGTGCGGATACGGTACTCGTACTTTTGCCGGCTGATGTTATCGACCTGCCCGGACCAGGGTTTAAACGGCCCTGGCTCCAGCCAGTAGGCTCCAGCATCATTCTTCCAACAGGGTGCGCTGTCATCGGTGTCCCACACCAGGTCATCGCCGCCACTGCGCCAGGTTATCTCCCAAGAAGCGGCACTGACGACTGTATCTACCAATAGCCGTGCCCCCACTTCATTTGCTGTGGGTATCAGGTCGGTGGTGTAAACCATTTCCAGCCAGGTATCGGTCCAGAAGAGGTCTGTAGTTACCGCCTTCCAGAACGGGCCACTGTTGTTGGACCAGAACTTGTTGCCGGCGTCATCCGCCTTCAGGGTACCGCCGAAGGCTGCGCCATTACCCAGAGTTCCCGGCCAGTCTGCTGCTTTCTGGTCGACACTGAAAATCAAATTGTCGACGATGATGTCACCGAGGTTCCGGATCACATATGCCGGAGTTGAGCTTTCGTTACCGCTGCTATCAACCGCCTTGACCATAAGTGTCACAATGCCCTGAGCCCGGCCGGTGAGACCATACTCTGTTGTCGTCACCATACCGTCATGCAGGGCTACCGCATCGTGCCAGCTTACTGATGTGCCCACACGATAGCGCACAAGGAAGCCAGCGAAATCAATTGGCGGGGTGCCATAACTCCAACGCAGCACCTCGCCCTCGATTGTCATGCCGGTAACGTCCGCCGGCGGTGTCGATTTGCCGACGACCTTGTGCGCCTGGACCAATGCCCAGTCTGATGTCAGCCCCGGTGTCGGCAATCCGGATTCGCTACGCACCCGGAGATCGTATTCTAATCCCTCCTCGACACCATCAAACACCAGCTGGCGGGTGTCAGCCGCCGTCCGTGCCGCCGATCGCCATGCACCACCTGATCCCAGCGGCCGGATTTGACCATCAAACCACGCCGCCGGTGCCGCCTGCCCTGACACCAGAGCCAGCGCGACGACGATACGCGATCTCAGGGTCCCATCCGCATCCCGGACCAGGACAGTCTCATCCGATCGCACGGTCTCCACGATCGGTTTCGCTGGCGGCTCTGGATTGCTCGCAGGTCGCCCGGTGACCTGCGGATCCCAGGGGGGAATCGGAACCTCATGCGCGGTAAACACCTGCGGCGAATAGTCGATCAGCGTCAGCCTGGCCGACATCTCCGGACCCGGCTCAATGGTTTTAACCAGCAACTCCACCGTTTCCTGGCCAACTTCGCCAAAAGAAAGTAAATCCCCGATTGTCGGCATGGTTGCCGCCGGTATGACCGGGAGAAAACTCAAGGTCCTGGTCTCGCCGGCCGCCGTGACGACGTTTGTCACCAGGCTTCCATGCGCCTCGGTCCGGATGCGTACGCTGTAACTTTTACCGCCTTCCATAATCACGGCGTCATCCAGTGTCACGCCGTCGCAATCGCCACTACCATCGAGGCTGTTTGTTTTGATGCGGGCTGAGTACAGCCCCCAGCCCGGCACGTCATGTGTGACCCGCACCAAATCACCGCGCGTACAGATTATGTGTTCGATATCAGTATTCAGCTCGTAGGTTTCCGCGCGATGAACAGCCTCGGCCAAATGACGTCGGGCCTTTTTGTATATCTCTGTTGCCGAGGTTTGCCCCCAAAGTTCCAGAACTTCGAACTTTTTGGCATTGTTGGCGCCGTACCCATCGGCATAGACGATGCGTTCTGATTCCCGGTAACCCGAGGCCGCATCGACAAACCTGACCTTCACGCCATGCACCGTCTCGGGGAAAACGCGGTCGCCCCGAAAGCCCCACGAATTGCGCGGCGTGAACATCTGCACCGGCGTTGATTTTGCCTCATCGATCACGACACCGTATTTGCCATCACGCTTTGACAACGACGCATGCGCAGCCGACAGAACGTCGTTGACGACTTCACCCACTGTGGTCGAAAAATCAATGACACCGTTGAACTGGTGACCGGTGTTCTGGCATTTGTTGTACAGATTCTGCCAGCTGCTATCGATCAGTTTCGCCGTCTCGATGGGTCGCGCGTTGGCCTTGCCGCTGAGCACAAACCGCGCCAGCGCCGACACATTTGCGGTGGCCTGTTCTACCCAGGATGTTCCGTTCCAGCATGGCAAGATCGACGTTGCGACCAAATTCAACTGATCGACGACGCCGTTCAGCTGGTCCGACGCCTTGATGCGCATGGCAATTTGCGCCAGGCCCGACATCTGCACCGGCGCCTCATTGGTAATCGTGCGCAGCACTGACCAGCTGCAGTCCTCATAGACCCGATTGCTATCCGTCAGCGACGTCGTACGGCGCAGGCGCACATCGTACTGCCCTCGCGACACCGACCAGCGTAGCCCACGCCGGATGGTTTCCGCGCGGTTGTCCGTGACCGGGATATTGCCGGCAGACATCCAACCGCCACCCAAAGTATCCTGGTACTCCACCGACACCGTCACTGTATGTGAGGCATAGGTGCCGTCATCCTCGATGCTGACGACGCCGGTCGGGAACCCGATATCCACTGACAATTCATCGGCGTTCGCTTCGCTGCGCCGCTGAACGTAGCTCGCCAATCCTGGTTTGCCCGAAATCACCCCATCCAGGAAGGCGGCGACCGGCTCCTCATGCACGTCCTTTGGAAACAGGCCGATCGGGGCATCGCTGTCGTAACCGTGGCGGATTTCGGTTTCCACATCGTCAAAAGAGGACAGTGGCGTCTCCCCGATTTTCAGATTGTCTAGCTGCAGCGGACCATAACCGACTGTAAACAACAGCCGCAGATACTGGTCATCACCAACGATTTCGGTATAAGGCTCAGCCCCCAACGGCGGATACACTTTGTGCCTCCCGAGAACCACTGGAATCACCTCATAAGGCGCCAGTCGGTTACGCGATCCGGTCAGGGACAATGTCGGTGAGGACCGTGGACCGCCGACGAAACTGCCGCCCATCCCTGATCCCGTGCCTGGAGTCGCTGCCAGGGCTCCCAGGCTTTGTTGCGGCGGCGGTGCCAGGCTGTTTACCAGCAACCGGCCGCCCATGGTCGTCGCCGTCGAAACCAGAAAGCGCCCGAACGACAACGCCGTCGCCGGCGCCATGCCCAGAGACAGTCCGATATTGCCGGCAGCCGCCGCCACAACCGGGATCGCCGGTATAAAAACGGATGCCGCCATTACCGCAACCGTCAATATTGTGGCGATCGGGTTTTTTCGTTGACCGCCCCCACCCCCGCCAGCCGGCACGACGCGCACTTCCACCAGCACGCCCTTTTTCGGGCGCACGTGCCGCCAGAGAGGGCGTGGCACGGCCTCACCGTTGATCTTGACATGAGCCTGCGCCCGGTCAACTTCAGCGCCACAGACCAGCGCAATCATATCTGCAACCGAGCCGCCTGCCTTAACGGCAAGATCAACACGACCATCGAAGGAAAACGGATTAGGCAGGCCCACAACGCGAACATCGTTCGCCTCAGACGGTAACGGCGGCAGGATTTCCTGTCGCCCCTGGTGTTGCCCATGTTGCCTCACTGTGGGTAAGGTCATGCCAGTTGTTCGTGCCGGAAAATACCGGTCCAGCGCCGGGCATCCCGTCCATAGCCCAACTCCGCCAGAACGACGCCAATTTTTTCCTCTGCATGGATAAAATGACAGGGACCAACAAAAATGCCTGTGTGGCAATTCCGCATCATCCGGCGCATCAGAATACCGTCACCGGCCTGCGGTGGAGCCATTTGCCGATCCGGCGTCATTATCGACACCCACGGCGACAGATGTCTTCCGATCAATCTTGCCGTGGCCCTGGTATCGGCCGATGATGGATAGTCTTCATGCAGACTTTCCAACGTAATATCGAACTGTTCAATAAAGACAAGGCGGACCAGGCCCCAGCAGTCACAGCCCATGCGATCGCGACCGCGATCGACATAGGGAATACCGATATAGGAATTGGCCCAGGTCGCGATCATCGGCTGAACTTTCCAGGGTGGTTGCCAGGCGTGAAAGTATTGCCTGGGAAGGCTTCGTTTAAAATATCATGGGTCCGAAGCTGACCTGTAATCGTCATGGCATCGTATTTGGCACCATATAGCTTGAATTCCATCGGCCCCAGCTCGACCGTATCCGGTGCACTG